TTTTGGTAGTACAGTATCTCTGCTGTTGTTGCCTGATCTGGGGTTGGGTATAGCTCAAACTGTGACTCAGAATGAGCATAGAACATAGGTGTACCAGCAGTATCATTGTCATTGGCACGTTTCTCTGCCATCGCCTGCTGACTAATCAGGTTCATCGCCTTTGTGCCGTTACCTGTTAGATGCATACGGATGGTTGCTACCCAATCAGATGGGCGCGTACCGTACTGACCATCAAAGCTAGTTGTAGCTCTATTCTCCATAGACCAGTGCCTGACATCACGATTAATCTGTGCCTCTGCTAGTGCAATGAATGTCGGTATGATTGACGTTAAATCAGCACGATTGAGGTAGTCAGCAATGCTTGTTTTAAGCTCGCTGTAAGTTGTTATTGCCATTAGATTACCTTGCTTAATATTGCAGACTGTTAAAAAAGCCTGATCTTTGATCTTCTTGTTGCTGCTGGCTCATCATCTCTGTAAGGCCAATAGCTGCACCACCTGTTGCAAACAGTGGCAATCCTTTCTTCACGCGCTCACGCATTTTAGGAGTAATGTCGATTGAGTGTACGGAATCACCTGTCAGCGGCTGTTGTGGCAATAATTCTCTGTCTGAAACGTCACCTGTAAATGCTTGCTTACCATACCGTGCAACATCATTTATCAATCCCTTAGCCATGTAAGGGGCTAATGACATGACGTTTGACTCAGGCATATAAGAGCGTGGCATCATCTCTGGGTTTATTGGCTCCTCTCTCTGGAGATATTTACCAATCTCCTCCAATATCCCTGCCATCCTATCGCTCATACAATACCTTTTAAATTAACTCGTAACGGCTTGCCCCATGAGGCATTAGGTGGCTCATATACCACCGCCATCATTCCAAAGGCATCTGCAGCGTGAGATGACCAATCATGGTTAGGTCCTAACCCAATGTTACGCGCCTCATCTCTCTTCTCGTGATACCAGCACAGCGCCTCCATACCTGACTTACAATCAGGCTCGTTGAAGTAAACTGAGGGTAATATGCGTCTAACGGCTTCCACCCTTGCACCTGCAGCACCACTTCCTTGATTAGGTACTACAATGACGTTAAAGCCTGCATCGCGTAGGGCTGACTCATAACTGACTGAGTAGACCTTGTCGTGTGTTCGACCATCGTGTGGTAACACAACCGTCTTAATATCCTGTACCTGGTCACGTAACCAAGCAACGTGTGTCGCTAGTGGCTGACCCTGTGCCTCGTAATAACCTAACACCCTAATCTCTGACTTGTAGAACTGTACCGTCCAGATACTTGTTGCATCTGACTTAGCACCAGTACCACCTATATCAAAATAGGCTCTAGTCTCCATTAGAGGGTCGTGGTGGACATTACCAACCCGTCCCTCACGCCTTGCCTCCTCAATCAAGTGCGAGTAGTACGCACCCTCATGAGCTGCTAAATAACTGCCCTCCCAGATATGGTCATAGACATCAGGTCTAACCTTCTTATCGGCTAACCTTTCAGTGTCTAGTACCTGGGGAAACCACGGATTATCGCGCCAGTTAAGCTCAACAATCTGTGCATCCTCTGGTGGGTCTTCTCTAAATCGCTTGTTAGTAGATGATCTAACACTCTCAGGGTTCCAGGTTACCCATATCTCTGAGCCCTCTTCCCTAACTGTTGGGATTAGCTTACGCCATGCCTCCTCAGAGACAGGCTCGGCCTCATCTACCCACGCTATAATGATTCTTGCCTTAGATTTAATACTATCTAGGTTGCGCCTTAACCCTGCAAAGACATAGCTAATATTGCCATCCTTTGAGCGTATGTACTTCTCACCAACCTCATAGTAATCAGCTAACCAATCAACAGAGCGTATAGCACTCTTGATCTCCTCTAGTGAGGACTCATCCAATGAGTTTAAATGCTCTCTAGCGCACAGTATCTGACCTGCCTGACCTGACATACCAAACTGGTATCCCTTGATCGCAGTCATTAGTGCAAAGGTTCTGGTCTTCCCTGACCCACGACCTCCATAAGCTCCACGGTAGCGCGACTCACCAGCAAACACTGGCAGTAACTTTTCTGGCAGATTAATCGTTGCTGTTGTCATCAGGACTAACAGGCATTAGCTGTATCATTGTTGGCTGCATAGAACCATCTGAACTACTGTGATCTACCGCTACCTTAGACCCTTCCTTGCGGTCGATCATCTTATGTGCGGTGTTTACATCACCATCATGCAGTGCATCGATCAACACTGATCGTGCCAGCATAAAGGGGTTGGCTTTAAGGACCTCTTTTCGGTCTCTAAACGCCTCATTATCTTCCTGATAGCGGTACAATGTAGCCTTGCTAATATCTGCAAAATTACACGCCTCAAGGTCAGTGCATCCCATCGAGAATGCAGTGTCTAGTTTTGAGAGTACCTCTTTGGTAATAACTGTAGGTCTAGCCATAACAATATCCAGCCCTGGGGTACTTTTCAGTCCCAAAGTCAGCAAATAAAAAAGGCCGCAAATGCGACCTAATAAGGGGGATTAAGAATGCAGATTGTTGTCCATGACTGACAGAAACCCTATCTTGGTAATATTTGACCACAAAGTGGCTAGTATTACAACACAACGTGTAATTTATTTTTCACTTTTTTCTTTTTGTTCTTTTTATCTCCAAATATCGCCTCCCAATTGCGCTCAAACGCCTCACGATTACCTGGTCTTTGCTCACTGCCCTTACTCATCCTGTAAGCCCTGTTTTATAGCTAAATAGAGCGCATCATCCCGTATCTGATAGTCTGAAACTAAAGACTGAAATCTCTGCATCCACACCTTCTTTGCCCTCCACCGACCAACACCAAGCACATCGGCTAACTTCCTAACAGACATAGCAGAGTTGCCTGACCCACTGCATACAGAACAACCAACGACCTTAGAGTCCACTTTCCTCTCCCCTGTGCCGCCACAATAAGAACATCGACTCGGTGAGATTGAATAACACAGTGATGCAAGGGCTAGGCGCTCTACCACATCATCTGGCTCTGATTTTTGCTTGCTAAATTGTCGGGTTGTTGCGTACTCGACTGACAACGCATTTAGCTCATCCCTTGAGCTGTTATCCAAACAGTATTTACTGAGCGCATACAGATAGGTGTGCCTGTCTACCCGACACAGACATGAGGCAACATCGCCTGCAGAAATCCTACTCTTTGCAGTTGATCGTATGCTATCCCCATCAATTGGTGGTGAGCCAGAAGTCAACATTGATAAGATTTCCATCAGTTGTAACTCACAGGCTCATAGCCAACATCATCAACCATCTTCTTGTACTCTTCCCTGTAGTGTTTGGCTATCTCCTTTCTTAGCAGCTTGTTAGTTTTTAAAATAACGCGCCACTTCTCGTTAAGCATTTCCATATGCCCTTTTCCTAAATACACCTGTAAAAAATTTGTGAATGCAATAGGGTTCTCCGTAAAGTACCGATGGCAGTAAGAACACATACAAAGAGCGTTATCTATTGACCATCTCACTGACTTTGCGCCCCTCCCATAGATATGACAGCAATGCATCTGCCTATCCTGGTTATGGCAGCACTCACACGTATGGTTAGCTTTTAATCTAATGACATCGCTAAACCACTTGTCACAAGACTCCCGTTTAATACCCATTAACTTTCTCCAAGCCTTTTGTTAAGCGTGATCCATGCCTTTGCCGCTGTTTGTGGAACTACTCCGTTCCCCAAGAGCCTAATTCTGTCCACCCTGTCGGCAGTCCCATCAATTGCTCGACCCAATCGGGGTTCAAGTGTCCTACTGGCTTCCCACGAGTGTTGGTCTTGGCCAGGTCTGGAGGGCCATATGTTTCGTGATACACCGAGTAAGCATCCAAAGTTCCCATGTGCGCTCTGTGTCCCTGTTTCAGCTTCTCGTGTGTCCGGTCGACACTGACTGCTCCCTTGTGATCTCTCGCTGATGGAGTCGGCCAATGCCTGACCTGATCGCTGAGATTGGCCCCGTAAGTCTTGGTCGGATCGCTCACCGAGATTCTCTGACCCTTGTCGTTCAGCGTTCTTGCTCCCCCAGCTGAGTCTGTTGTTCTGGGAGTCGCCCAAGATGTAGACTCGCTTTCTTTGGTGCGGAGCGCCAACTTCACGCGCTGAGAATATTCCCCACGTTGTTCTGTAACCAAGGCTTTCCAAGTCGCTAATGACTTCTCTAAGTCCAAGGCTGATGTGTCCTTCGACGTTTTCAAAAAAGACTCGAACAGGTCTAATTGCTTTGATGTGTCTCCGTATGTGTGGCCACAAGTGTCGAGGGTCTTTGTCTCCTTTTCGCTCCCCTGCTGCACTAAAGGGCTGACATGGATAGCCGCCAGTAATGAGGTCAACTTTGTCTCGAAAAGGCTGTACTGGAAGGGTTTTAA